CCTCAAGCTGGGAAACGAGCACTTGCTGAATCCCGGGAGAAAGGCAAGCCGCACCGAGAACGAGGGCACGCGCCCGCCTGTTGTTAATGGTCGCATATTCTCCCGCCGTCAACTGCTCAAAGGGGGTGAGGTTCCTGCCTTGATTGCCTGCGGTCTTGTCAGCCATTTTCGTCTATTCCTATTGTGGGGAAATTGGGGAGGGCGGACCCCACACGCCCGCCTCCCGTCGTACGATGAAACGCCTTGTGGGAGCGCGCGTGGGGTTAGATGCCGCCCTTGATGATAGCAGCAAGCGGACGGTAGAACGCAACGCCAGCCGACCGGCTGTGGCAAGCCACCTTAAACGCGAGGTTGACTTCCTGAGGCGCGAACTGTTCAAACCAGACCGGTGCCCGATATCCGAGCACGTCCGCGTCCGCCTTGTACATCATCAGGGCGCTGCCCGTCGTGTCAGGCATGTCCGCGCGGGAGCCAACATCAGCAAGCTGGTTGATCCAATCCACGCGAGTAATTTCAGGACGGTTGCGCTGAAAGTATTCGAGGATTGACAGATCGCTGTTGGCCGAGCGCGCCGTGCTCTGGATGTACATCAGTTGAGCGATGGGAAGAAGCAGCGTGTTCGGTGCTTCCGTTCCATTCGTCAACGTCACCACATTGGCGAAGGCGTTGTTGAGGTCTTTCAGGATCTCATCCGGGGTCTTGGTGGTCCAAGCCGTGGTCGTGCTGGCGCCCGCCACCACATCTCCGGTCGTGATATTCGGATTGTTGAAAAGGCCAGTCATCCCAGCCGTTTCGTTCCCGAAGTAGATCGTCCGATCATGGTTTTCGTCGGACACGCGGCGAGCGTTCGTGGCCCGCTTGAGGTCAAGCTGGGAACCGGCAAGCTGAGAAGCCCGGATATCCTGAATGGAGTAAACGTATCCATTGGAAAAGCCGAAGACTCGGGCGCTGAATTCCTTGGCGAAGACATCACCCACCGGGATATCATCAGCGTAGTTCGCGATAAGCTTCGCGACGCCTGCCCGGTCGTACTGCTTGTACGTGATGGTTTCGGCTCCGGCGGGGTCTTGCTCAAGCGTTACGAGCGAGATCCCCTTTAGCTCCGGATATTTGACGTCGTAAGCCTTGGCGCGAACGATCTCAAGCTCACGGGCGAAGTGCACGGACTGCGCACTATCGAGGTTCTGGGACTGGATAACGAGCATGGTCAGGGATCCTTAGGGCTTATTGATGACGAGCTTGGCGATGGTGCCCGCGCCCGTGCTGGCAGTTTCAAAAATCCCGCCGGTTGCAAGGTTGGCCACGGTAGTAGCGGCACCAGTAGTGGGGGTTCCCGCGCCCAGAGCCACAACGATGCTGGCAACGGTGATGTCCGAGACCGTAGCAATCCGGATGGTCCGAGCAGCCGTGTCAACAACCACTTCCGCCGTGATACCAGCGGCAACGAGCCGGTTACTGATGGAGGTGGCAACGGCTTGCAGCGTCGAATTCGTGTTCGTCGCGAAGGTCACCTGCACGATCGCCACGCCGTTGATATTCAGGTCGATCGTGTTGGACGCCACGAAATCACCGACAAACGTGATCGTAGTGGCCTCGGCAAGATCCGTAAACAGAGGGCGAAGCGTGCTCGTCAGATTGCTAACGTCCACATATGCAGCGGAACCGTAAGCGACCGTTCGGTTGGTCGTGACGTAAACGGCGCCTTGCCGAATCGTCGGAACCATGCTGCCCGTGCGGTGCAAGGATCCAGTGGAGCCCACGCCGAAGGTGAACCCTGCCTCCTTCGTGGCATCATACAACGCCACACCGAAGAATTCCGTGCTGGCAATTCCAGCGGGGAGGACTTTGCCGGCGATAGTCCCGGAGACGACAGCTTGACCAAACTGGATATCCGATTCGGCGATCTGGCTGATGATGGTTCGGTTCCGGAGATCAGCGAGCCCGCCAACAATGCCGATACTCGGGTAGAGGTTATATACGGTTTGCATTATTAGGCGCCCTTCTTGGGATTGCGGAGGTTGTCAATCATGCGGTTGTGCGCGGCAAGAACTGGATCGGAATTGGACCCGTCCATCTTGGTCCCGTTGGCGGCGGTGCGCTGCGATGCCATGCCGTCCTTCTTGCGATCCTTCTTCTTATAGTCGCAATTCTTGTCGTCCTTTTCCTCATCCTCATCGTCCTCGTCTTTCTTCTCATCCTCTTCCATGTCTTCAGCCATGGCATCGAAGCGAGCGGAAAGATACGTTTCCGATTTCCCGTCAAGCGGGGCGGAGGGGTGGCGAGCCTTCACGGCGGCAGTGATAAGGGCCGCGTTGCTCATGCCGTCGAAGGTGGCGCGGTCAAGGACTTTGGCAGCAAACCTTTCGATACGAAGGCGAGCGGCAACAAGGTTGGCGACGGTTGCCGGATCGCTAAGTTTGGCTTCGGCGGAGTCGGCGCGTTTGGTCTGTTCAGTGAGCTTGGCGTTCGCTTCGTCTAGGCGGGCGCGAAGCGATTCAGCGTCTGCCGTCGCCTTAGCGAGAGCCTGCGCAACTTCAGGGGCGGACTGGTAAGTAAGTCCACCGTCAAGACGGACGGGAACAAGCTTCAGGTCTTCGGGCATTTCCGAATCTCCATCTAGGTTAATACGGGCATCTGCTCCGGCCCGTGCGGTGTCAACAAGCGCAAGGTGATTGTAACGGCGGTTACGCTGATAACCGTCGTACTGGTTCCCGTTCCACTCTCCGGGATCCATAACGACCTCGCACTTATATCCTAATGAAAGCTGCTGTCGTCCATCGTTTACCGCTTGGATTCCGACGGCAGAGGTAATCTTTATTGACCCAACAAGGGATCCATCCTCGCGCGTGGGGGTTTCACCGGTCATGCCGATAGAGAGCCGCTGACAGTTTTCAGGGTAAACAAACCCGTCACGCTCTTGGGGGTGGCCGTTGGTTACGGGNAGGAGNGCACACGTTTCAATGGAGTCAGCCGCAAAAAGATCTTCTTCACGTACTAACTCGCGGCGAACGGTTCCATCAGGCATATCATAGCGCAGAATTCCGACCTTGGCAAACGTGCCACGNGCCAGAAGAAAGCCTTCGTCGGTCATNCGAAGGNAANGCGAATTGTCAACCTTATCAAAACGCCGGACTTCGCTAACGATGGGAATCGCCATGTTTGGAGCGCCTCTTGGGTAAAGAAGCGATCACATCAACTCGCCTTGTCAAGGGTTAATGACTTGCGTTGTTAAATCAGAATGGTACGGGGTCATTGTTTGTTCCGCTAAGGATTGCAAACACTTCCTCCTCCGTCGGGATCGCAAGGCAACGACAGTTTATGTCATGCCCGGGATGTCCGGTTTCGGCGGGGGGTTTATCCCATGAAAAGATCTGTTCATTATTGGCGCGATGCGTCGGGCGGACACGTTCATCTTCAACCGTTTGCCACTGGTAGGTGCGAAGGCCAACGCTCTGGCTGCGAAATTGGGTAATGTTAGCGTTTAGTTTTGAAGTCTGGTCCCGTGCGATTAGGCGTGCCCGGCGCTCGGTGATGGCATATTTATTGGAGAGCCTGCCAATCAGGTCATCGTAGCGCACGCCCTGCATCACAGCGTCCCGAATCATAAAGGCAACGTCGGAGTGGTTGGACTCTGCAATGCTCTTGATCAGGCCGGCGTTGTTGTCCGCAAAGACAGCCGTGATGTCAGCCAGCCACGGCTCTGCTTGGAATATATCGACCCCGAGCACTCCCCTGATTGCCCGGTTGAATTGCGTGCCGTTGTGCGCAGAAACCCGCAGGGCCGTGCCCTTTGCCGCCGTTTCGATTGTAGGCGTTAACCCATTAAAGAATTCGAGTTGCCGCTTTACCCCGTTGGCCACATCCTCCGAAAACCCGTCTTCGCGGGAACTGTCCGGAAGTTGCCGGGCCGCCTCTGCTAGCAATGCAGGGTATGCAGTCCGCAACCATTCAAACATGGAGCGACGGGCAATCTTCCACCGGCGGACAAGGAAACGGCTGTAATCCCGTTCAATCCCGATAGGGTATGTGTAACGGATTTTGTAACCGCTTCTTTTCTTGCGGACGCCTTTCATTCCTTGCCGCGCCCGAATAATCTGGATCATCTCATCCCGTGAAGTCATTCACCGGGCCCGCCTTCCGCTTGGGGCGGAGTNGCTTCGTTCGTAATCGCTTNCTCNAAACGCTCGGGATCTTCCTTGCGGCTNNCCGTGTCCAGAACCGTTTCGGTAGAGTATTGTTCACCGCCGAACCGAGAAACGGCCACTTCGGACGGGTCAAGCACGCCGTTCCCGATGTAAATTTGATCGGTTTGGGCAACGGCAAGGCGCAAGGCGGCTTCTTCCATTTCCCCCATTTGGGAGAGTGGCTGCCACTCTGCGACAAGGTTTTTGTCGATCTTCCCACGCCACGGCCCGCGCTTTTGCGCCATGAGAAGGCGCGCCATCCGGTTGACTAGCGGCTCCAGATTGTCGGTTTGGTAGGCTTTGATTACAGCCTCGAAGATGTCAATCTCGCTCTTCCCGCTGGCGTTTAGTCCGGTAGGGGATTGGCCAAGGAGAATGCTTGGAGGAATGCCGGTCGATGCTGATAGGCGTTTGTTGAACTCGAACATCAGCAGAGGAATGCCAGAAACGTCAGCTTGCAACTGGGTCATGTCCTCATGNTCNGCATCCACAAGCANCGTGTTGAGGAA